GGAATATGGAGCAGAAGTATGCGAAATCATGCCAAAAAAATAATGTGTTTTGAAGATAGGAAAAAATTTGTCCAGTGCTGTGAAAAAAATACACAGCATCATAATAATATTGATTTTAGGCAACAACTGCTAAACAGTTCGAGAATACCTCCAGAGATATTTTCAATTGATTCTTTAGATATAAATGACCTCGATCTGATCAGAGTTGATGCTACAAACGTGATAGACATTTTGCATGGAGCGGCAAAAACTTTGGGAAAAAATGATGAAAATCAATCTAATGTTAAATTTTTATACGTAAGTAACTACACAACAGATGCGGACTTGTTTGTAAAAAGTTTAAATTTTTTACCAATTATAGAAAATACACCAGACAGGATCTACTACAGATGAAACCATTGATAGTGCAGTTTTTTGTACCTGCTAAAAATTATGCAGATCCTACCTACAACCAAATTAGTGTTAACGAAGAATTATATGAGTATTCTGTGAAGTCTATAAAATTGTATGCGGAAAAATATAACATTGATTACAAACTTGTTTCAGAAGCAAAAATAAATTTCATACATCCAACATTTGAAAGATTTGATCTGTTCTTTGATCCAAAGTGGTGGGATAATTACACACATATTTTGTACCTAGATACAGATGTAATAGTGTGGCCAGATACTCCAAACGTGTTTGATGAATATCCAAACGACGATAGTTTTAAGCCTGTGCATGATAGAATTGCTTTGAAAAATAATTTACAGTATCATAAAAAACGTGCAGAAGGTACCTGCCTGGAAAAGTTTGAACCAGGTGTGTTACAACAATCTAGATTTAATGCTGGAGTCTTCATGCTGACAAAAAAATCAGCACAGGTAATGGCTAAACACCTCGATTACAAAAATTTAAAAGGCGACGACAATGAAATGTTAATATATGCCATGCTTGAATCAAAAGTAAAAGTTGAAAAACTTGATTGGCGATACAACAAAAAAAACAGTGTAAAATGTTATTTTGGTCATGCAAGTGGATATGAAAAATTTAAACCCAACTATCCAATGTTGAGAATTGCAAAGGAAACTTTTGATGCCGCTTTATAACAAGACACTATTGCATATCCATATACCAAAAACAGGTGGAACCAGTATCACGCAAACCTTAAAAGACCAAGGAGTGTCCGTAGAATATTTTGATAAAGCCAACGCTGAGCAATATGGTGGAGTGCCACCGCAACATATGACAATAGAGTATACGAAAAAATTTTTTGATTTAAAGGATACATCTGCGTTTGCAGTTGTTCGTAATCCATGGCATCGGACCGTGAGCGAGTATGTATGGAGGACCAAAAGTGACAATTTTTTGGATTTAAATTTATGGATAAAAGAAGTTCTGACAAACATCAATCATCAAGAATATGCAAATCATCTCGTACCGCAACATAGATTTTATAACGACGATGTTAAAACATTTAGATACGACAAATGGAACGACATATGCAATTTCATAGCCAACAAACTAGATATTAATTTGGAAATAACCACAAGGAAACAGCAAAGACTAGAATATAAACCACCTATGATAAGTGTGCTTGATAAAGATGTTAGGTCCTTGTGGGAAAGTTTTTATTCTATAGATCTAGAATCGTTTGACTCTCTTTAAAAAATTATTATATTCGCTATAACTAATTTTGAATTGTAGCACAGGTCGATTAAATCCTTTCTTTTCCTTTATCCTAAATTGTCTTTTGTTGGTATTGTCGTATATCAGCATACAATTTTGATTGTAGACTATATCAGTATCATCAAGGGATAAATCCTTACGGAGAACTTTTTGGTTCCTGTCCTTGAAGAACAGCAAACATATAACTTCATCATCTTTTTCAAATTGTCCTATATCCTTGTGCAAAACGAAAGGGTAATGTATTCTATCGGTAATTTGTTTCCAAACAAAGTGTTCCAAATCATTTAGATTTTCGTAAAGTTTATCATACAAATGTTCTTCTACGAAATTGGTTATATAGAAAAAATTTTGTTTTTCAATATAGTTTGAATGTTTGATTTTATCGATAATCATTACGCCGAAAATAGGTTTATAACTTCCTTTTTCCAGTCGTCACTGTATTCACAATCTCTGTAACCATCGAACCATGGACCACCCTCTGTGTAATGCAGTATTTTTGGTTTGCCATCTTCAGGCTCCTTGTACCATCCCACAAGCCAATTGTAGTTGTGTGGCAATGATCCTATTTCTGAATCTTCTAACCATGAGAATCTATGTAGGTACTTGGGTGTTTGTTCGTTTAGAAAATCCGGAGTAAGCATCTTGTTCTTTGGATGTTCACAGTTCCATAAAACCATACTGGACCAATTCTTCCTGGGATACACTGTCTGTACCTGTCCGTCCATTTTGGTTGTTTCTTTTGGTTTGTAATCGTGTTGCACACAAACAACTGCTTTTGAATTATCACAATATTTCTCCAATTCGTGGCTTGGAATTTTCCAAACAAAATCACAATCGCAGAACACTGCCCAACCCTTGAAGTCATTGAGATAAGGAACAAAAAATCTAGTAAAAGTAAATTCTGTTGATGCTAGTTTGTCTTTTTCTCTGGTATAGATACCTTGTGTCCTCATGTCGTTTTGTTTCAAGGGAACAACTTCAGCATCTTGATCTCTACGTTTTATAGAATGTTCGCATACTTGATATGCTATGTCTTCTCGTGAGTCCCAACCTACGTAAATTTTCATTTTCTTCCTGACAGAATTTGATGTATATCTTGCCAATTATTTACACGGATAATTTTGTCATGATTGAAGTCACGGTTATATGGATGGTCGATTAATATGGGTTTTAAACCGTAATTAAGACCTGCTAAGGCGTTGTGAGGCTTGTCCTCTACCCAATACAGTCCAGTACCGTGAAATTCTGCTAATGCACTGTCTTTGTCAGCACCTGTGCCTAAAATGTGGTAATTTGTGAACACATGATCACCAAACAGTTCTCCCAGTCTCCTCTTTCTCAATTCCTGTGCAGGTTTGTCTGATGTCTGTGAAGTTATGGGAATGAATGTCCAACCTTCGGCGGCTAAAAGTTTCACCCATGTCTGTGAGTTGTGCATCGGACGTTGAGTACCCATCCAAGCACTCCTATTAAATTCTCTTATTTCTTTTCTTATTTCCGGTTTGGTTAGACCAAATCTTTCCGCCATCTCGTAGGTATTCTCTTTATTGGGCAATAATCTATATGGATGATATCTTGCACCTTTTTCATCAAACAGAGTGCGTTGTAACATCCATTTAGTGAAATGGTGTTCCCACTCCAAAAGCACACCGTCGACGTCTGTTAAGATAATTCTATTTGATGTCGGCATCTTCCATTCCTGCTACCCTCAATTTTACAATGTTAGTAATCTGCCATTGTTTCTGATCGAGTCCTTTGGTTATGCCCAGCCATTGATTTCTCAGTAATGCAAATTCATTTATAATTTTTTCCATATCCACAACATCTTGTTCGCCGTCTGTGTATTTTTCAGCATCTCTACTTGATAGTGCTCTATTGTAATTTTCTAAAAATTTTTTAAAGGACTTCGATCTTGTCCTACGTAATTCAATATTGAGATAGTTCAGTATGGCTTCAATCTGTTGGAGTTGGTTGAAACGTTCTTCAACTATGCCGGGCAAAGCCGCTGACGCTTTCTCTAAGTTTCCGTAGATACGTATTTCTTTTTTGGCTTTTTCTAATTCTTGATCGTAGTAATTTATGCAGTCGGGTATTCTGGCTAGGTTTCTACTTACTTCGCTGTACCAATTAGTCTTCATATCGATCATCGTAGTCATCAATTTCTTCTTCGTCTTCTTCGTAAAAAGTATTGATGGCTTCCTCTAGTTTTGGATCAAACTCACCACTTGCTTTAATTTCGTCTGTCTCTACTCCTATATCTTCGAGTGTTTTTACGAAATCGATGGCGGCATCCGCCTTGTGTTTTTCAGGCACATAGTTGGATAGTGTGCTCCATAACCTTTCGATGTCTTCGTGTGTCAAATCAATCATCTTTCTCAGCCTTGGTTTCAGTCACTTCGTCATCTGACTCTTGTGATAATTTATCAAAATCTGCCATAAGCATATCTAATTTATCACCTGTCCAGGCTTTTCTAAACTCAAGATGTTCTTTTCCTGTGCTGTCAACATATTTGAGCCTATTACCTTGCTGTGTTAACACACCTTTTTTCTCAAACAGGTCAACAAGTCCACTGTAAGGATCCATACCTGTGTCGTAAGGAATTTTTACTTGTACAGATTCAAAAGGTTTAGCATATCTTGTTTTCATTACTTTACACGCGGCTCTGATACCTCTTACTTCAGATATCTTGTTGCCTTTCTCGTCCTCTTTTAGTTTCAATTTCTTCATTGCTATAACAATAGAACTTGCGTAAATGAAACCTTGTCCGCCCGATATCTTGTCATCGGGATCAAACATATCTTGTGATGCGTATGTGTGATTCGTTGCGATTAGTCCCACGTTCCAACTTCCAAACATGTTCACACAGTTTCTCACGAGTGCTGTCAGTGCCTTTGGTTTTCTACCTAGGTCACCTTTCATTTCACCTTTTTCAAATTGGTCAACATCAGTTGGCGTCAATAACATACCCAAACTGTCTATCACAAATAATACTTTAGGAGCACCTTCCTTATTGTCGGCATGTTCGTCTTTGTAGGCTTTCATGAATTCTGATACTGTTTTTGCCACGTCGTCTATCATAGACAAACTTAATTTTAAAAGTTTATCCTCTGATGTATCGACGTTAAGTGCTTGTAGCCATTGCTCGTCTAGTGCGTTCTCAGAATCGATTAGTATCACAAATATACCTTGATCCTGTGCGTTCTTAATAATGTTGCCTGATGCTATGTAACTTTTACCCGCACCAGACTCACCGGCAAGTACTGTAACCTTGCCTAGGGGAATTCCTTTGTTGAAATCACTGGTCATCAAATAGTTCAATGCGTAATTTCCTGTTGATATCCAATCTGTTGGATCACTAAAACCTATTCCTAATCCTTGTATAGATTTTGTTATACTCTTTCTAAATTTTGTTGCGTCAAATACTTTTGTCATAATTCTTCCTTTATTATATTACACAAGGCCTCAATAGTCAATATCAAGGCCTTGGTAAAATGTCAGTATTATTTTTGTTGTCTTGATCTAATCAGTTTCAAGATGTCCTCTGCTCTCTTGGCACTGTCGCCAGTTGGAGCAGTTGTTGGTTCTGCCGTCGTTTCAGGTGCAGGTGTGCTTTCTTTTACCTCTGCATTTACTGGATCAGCAGTTTTTTCAACTGGAACCGGTCTGTCTGCTGTTGGTACACTTACTTGACTCACTTGCACTCCCGCGGGTCTAAAGTATTGACCGTATTTCTCAAGATCATAAGCCTCACCATCTACAGATTTCTCAAATAATTCTTTGATTATTTTTACTTCTGCTTCTGTTGGTTCTTTTGGTCTGAAGTCACTTAGGTTGTGTAAACCAAACTTTTCGATAGCAGATCTTTCTGCTTCGTCAAGTGCTCTTTCTCTTCTTGACCATTTTGATGTTGAGTAATCAGCATAACCACCTTTTGTGGTTTTGTTAATTCTAAAATCAACACCTCTTACACTGTCAGTTGGCAGTTCTTCCATTTCTGGATCCAGTAATGCCGCTCTGATTATGTTAAAGATCTGAGGACCAATTATAAATCTTCTAATTGGATTCTCTGGTGTTGTGTCCTCTGTCAATGGATTTGTAGTTACAAAACCTTGGAAAATATAACTTTTCTTTTTCCAATATTTTCTGCCCATGTCTTCCATGCTCTTGTCTTTGAACCATGGTCTTACTTCTGTAAGAATTGGACATGTCTTACCGTACATCTCCATACAAGGAACCTGCACAGTTAC